GTGTTATTGTTATACCACTCATTGCACCACCTGCGGCTGCACCAGTTGCTTGAGGACCTTGGTTTCTAACCATCCTTGCAAGCTGTTCAACATTTACTCCAACTGCCTCAGCTAAAGCTCTTCTAGATAACACGTTCATTCTATTAAACTCTGCTTCTGAACCAACCAATCGTTGAACTTCTTTCATCAAACCTTGTTGGTCACCTGTTATAGCTAACATCCTTGCTCTGTCTGTATTAATAGACCTACCCAATAACATAGATGCTTCCATAGACTTTTCAATAGATGTTTCAAAATCTAATAAAGATTCTGTTATACCAGCTACCGCACTCATGTCCAGTCCTAACTTTCTAGCAGCAACCCCAGCCATAATTAAATTTTGCATTATCTGCTATGTCTCTCATAACCAATGCAGGTGCTACACCAGCTGCCTCAATCATTGCAGCATTTGCTCTAATCTGATTTAACAATACATCTCTACTAGCTCCACTAATAGCTTCCATTATAGAAAGTGTTTTCGTTAATTGTTCAGAGGTTTGACCTGTTGCTGCTGATGCTCTAGCAAAATTTAAACTTAACTTTAAAGCTTCATCAACACTACCACCTAAATCATTTAATATTGCATTCTGTGCTGATTTTATATCCTCTAACTCTAAACCAAATCCTTTAGCAGCAATTGCAAGTCCTTTATTTGCAACTGCTATTTTACCAGCAGTGATTGCACTAACACCAAATTCTTTTCTTACCTCAGTAACTTGAGCTACAACATCTAGTAAAACTTTACCTATAGTCATTAAAATACCTAATATACCTATAGGTGTTTTAGCTAATAATCTAAAACTATTATAAGCTTCAGAAGCACCTCGTGAAAAACTTAAAATTCCTGGTAAAGTATCTTCTATTAGTTGACGTTGTTTTTTTAAGTTTTCTACTTGTTTTAAACCAGTCTCTAATTGTTTTTTAGTAACCCCAGCTCTCAACTTTCCTTTTTTGGTAAATAGAGTTGCTAATATTTCTTGT